CAAGGCTCTCATAATGGTTCCTTGATTTTGAGATAAGAAACTAAGCCCCGGAATCTGTTTAATCTTATCAATGAGGACAGCAACGCCATAAACTGCATCGGCAGTATGCGTAGCAAAAGTAGCCATAGAATCTGCTAAAGGTTGGATTGTATTGCCTTCACCTGCAAGTAAAGAAAGACTATCGACTAGACCCTTACCTATAGTTTCTTGAGCCTCGCCAGCGGCGGTTGTAAGCAATTCCATCTTGCCAGCGTAGGTAGTCAGGTAAGCCGCATTAGCGCCTGTGAATTGTTTAGTGAGTCTCTCTTGAACGTCTGCAAAACTTAGGGTCTTTAATTCTGCCTGAGATAGTCCTAAAGAATACTTACGCAGTCCACGAGTCTGACCAACATAAGCCATGGTGAGATCATTAACCACGGTCTCGAAATCAACGCCAGAACCTCGTGAAATATCTAGGGCTTGGGTAAGCAGTTGTGTGGACTTGGTGACTGAGCCTGTAGTCTGCAATAACTTCTGCATCGATGGACGAAGCTGATCGTCGGTGACGCCCGAGGCTTGAGATAATTGGGCTATAAATTGTTCAATGTTTGGAGTCTCAAAAGCCAGGCCTAGATTCTTGACTGCCTGGGCTAATTGAGTTGCAGCCTTTTCATCTTCCATAAATGCCTTAGATGCATTCTTGGCAAACCTGAGAAGCTGTTGCGCTCCAAATACTCCTGCAAGGGTTGAACCTAACTTTTTGACGCTCTTGTCTAAAGTGCTAGTAGCCTTGCCAGCATCCCTGAAAGCTTTCTGAGCCTTGAACTCACCGATAATCGGAATGCGTAACTCAGCCATTAGATACCTTTCGCATTAAACTTAGCGGCGGCTTTTTCCAGAGCCTTGATTACTCCGACCTTAGCCTTGCCTTCATCTTCTTTGTAGGCCTTAAACAGCGCTCGGCCTTGCATCTTGCCTGAGCCTGCCATTGTGCCTGGCAGATTAGATACGAATTTACTGCTGGACTTTCTTCCAGCCCATTCATAAATGACTCCACCAGCGGTCTTATTGTGGATCGATACTGTCTGAATCCAACCTTGACGATTGGGCTTAGTAGGTGTGAGCTTGTACCCTACGCCTCGACGGGCAATGCTAGCGTCGTACTTTGGGAATCGACCTGCCTCGCTAGTACCAACGAAACCCGAAGGCATATCGCCGTTAGATGGCAGGAATCCCCTAGCCTTTTTAATTAAAGGTTTCAAGAATCCAACCATTTCTTCACGAGTCTCTTGATCAAGATCAGGCGAAAATTCCTTAAGAGCCTTGCGAAGCGCGTTAGCGCCTTTTAGCTCTGTAGGCATCTGCCTGCTCCTTTGCTCTATCCTTCAACGCTTTCAGTAACATCTGGAGCATTGATGGATCTAAATCAATTAAGTATTGTGGAGGGATAGCCGTCTCAATGCTCAAGCGAGCGATGAGATAGTGGATGCTATCCCTGCCTAGGCCAAAGGGTCAGACTCTGCAACCTCTACACTCTTGAGAGTTTCGAGAAAGTCTGCGCCGAATGGCTTGACTGTGACTCCACTTAGTCGAAGGCCTTCCCATGCCAACCAATAGACATCTGACTGCTTTTCATCATCGCGGAACGCTTTGTGAAATCCCTTTTTAGCATATAGCTCGAACGCGTACTCCAATCGAGGTGTGATCTCGATCTCGGTAACGCTGTTGTCCGCTAGTGTGACTATTAACTTTGCCATGCTGTGCCCCTTTGTTTAGTTTCTTAGAATGTACCTGTTGTGGCAACTGCGATAGTACCAGAGACGTTGAAAGTGAGGCTCTGTGTTGAGAGATCGCCTACTGCGCCGTTGATGTCTGTCGTGTTGTTGATAAGGCAGGTCATTGTGTAAAGAGGGTTAGTCGCGCCTACGGCGGTTCCCTTTTCCTGGAGTAGAACGATTGTGACGTTAGTTCCCCATGCGGCCTGAAGTGTTGCAAGTACGTTCGCTGATGCTGTGTCGTTGAGGAAGTCGATTGTGACCGATGATGCCTCTAGACCCTTGACGAACTTATGGCCTGAGTCACCCATTGCGGTTACTTCAAGCTCATCGAATGCGCGGTTAAGTGTTACTGCGGTAACGTGATCTGATAGATCGACTGAGTTAACCTTCACGCCGACCTTGTTGCTCATAAATACAGCCATGAGATTATTCCTCGTCTTTCTTAGTAGTTACTGGCTTTGGTGTTGATGGTGCTACCTGCCCGATCTTGATCAGGAAGGCTTCTTGCTCTTTTTCCCACTCGGACATTTTAGCTCCAACTCGTTAGGACTGAGATATTGATATTGCATGTAAGTAGATCACCTGAAGCGGCATTGAGTACGGCTGGAGCCGAAACCTCTGTGACGTTGTAGGTGTAGGTCGATGCAGCGAGCAGGTTAAAAACCCGAACGATGTTATCTTCCATCCCGTTAAGATTGCCTTCATTATCGAGCAAGGGAACCATGACGGAAATAACGAAATTAGCCATAGGCGAGATCGATGCATGCCAGCCGTTAGACGGCGAGATGTAAGGATCTGCTGGCGCTACGATCACGCTGTTGGCGATCGGCGTTGCAGGTGGGAATGAGAAGACTGAGTAAAGTGAATTGTCTGTGAGTGCTGAGGCTATGCCTGCGCGGAGTGTTGAGATGGAGGCCATTAGCCCACCATCGATCTCGGATCAAGATAAGGTGCTAGAAGGCCACGCACACGCGCTAGAAGCGTGTTACCCATGCGGTATGGGCTTGGCTGATAGCCATCAATGGTTACTCCACCAGATGAAGGCGCTTGACGTGACTGCCAGACGTCAATCGAGATCATGAGAGCTGCTTCTTGAATCGCTGGAATTGTTGAATAGTCTGTGTATGTCTCAACTGCTGCGATGCCAAAAGGCTCGACTGTGTGACGGGGATTGTCGCTTGTGTGACTCGTGGTTACAGTAAAGGATCTTGTGCCTACGCCTGTGATTGTCTTTGTCCCGTTGTACTTAGTGCCTGCGCCAGAAATAACTACTGACTGTCCGACATAGAAGTAATCACGAATTGGTTGATCAAAGTAGAGAGTGCCGACTGTGCCCGTGTTGCCATGAGCGATGATGTATTGCTGGTTCTTCCATAGAAAGGGCAAGAGTACGTTATCTGCGGTGTCGCAGACAGATTGCAGGACTGAATCAGCGTAGAGAGTACCAACGCCTAGGGCGGTGCGTAACTCTGCAACTGTGGTCAATGCCATGCTCTTATCCTTTCTAAAGACTGGTGGGGTAGAAGGGCACTACCCCACCAGCGACTTAAGGGTGGCTTACGCCTTGTTGTTCTTGAATGCGCCTGCGCCGACCTTGGTAGCAATTGCTCCGAAGCCGTAGTAGCCGATTGTTACCTGACCTGCGGCTGTTGACTCAGCGCGTAGGCGGTAGGTTGGTGACTCGTACCATGTGTACGCATCTGGGTTAACGATAAGGATTGTTCCATCGCCATCGCCTGCGTTTGTAGGATCGACGTAAAGGTTAAGTCCTGCAACGTTGCCTGTGAGTGAAGTTGGAGCAACTACTCCGCCTGCGTTCATTGGCTGTGAAGCTGTGTAAATAGGGCGTCCAGCATCGTTAAGAGACATGATGTTTGACCATTGTCCTGTTGATACGACCATGTTGCGAGCAAATGGATTTGGAAGTCCTGCGGTTGCTCCGTAAACAGATGCTGATCCGCGAGCAACAATTCCGAGAAGCTCGGCTGCTGTTGGGTAAGTTACTGTTGTTGTTGCATCTGCAGTTGCGCCTGAGATAAGTGCAGCGTTTACTGCTGCGTTAGTTGTCTTTGCGTAAGCTGCTGCCATGTTGCGAACAAGCTCATCGAAGAATGCTGGAGATGTACGATCAAGCAATTCGACAGAGAATGTCTGCTGTCCAGCGTACTTCTGTACTGTTACTGAAAGGAAACTTGAGTTCTGATCTGTGTCGCTGAACGCATCGCCTTCTGGCTCGATTGCAACTGTTGGCATCTGTGTGATCTTTGGAATCTCAAAGGTCATACCTGCATCAGGAAGCACTCCACGAGAGATTGCATCGATTGATGGGCGGATAGTTGTTCCAAGTGGATTGATGATTTCAGACAATTGACGTGTTGGTACGAGACCAGCGTTGTCTGATGTGTCGGCCGCTGCTGCAATCCATTGACGAGCTGCGTCGTCTCCGAGTGCTGCACGGATTGTGTTCTCTGCATATTTTGCAGCTGTTACTTCAATGCGTGGCTTTGTGTAAGCCATTGCTGTTACAGCAGGGCGAGCAGCTTCAACTGCGGCAGCCTCAACTGTAGGTGTTGCTTCGACTGCTGGAGTGGTTTCCACTGTGGCTGTCTCGCTTTCTGTTGGTAGGGTTTCTTCAACGGCTTCATCTTCAGATGCCGCTATATCGGTTACTGCTGCAGACTTAAAGGCTGCAGCCTGAACCAAACTTACTTCGAGCAGGTCAGCGCTCGATACATACAGAACGCCATTCTTAGGCTTTGCTGCATTGACCATAACTCCGACTGAAAGTCCTGTGCGAAGTTCTTCAGAGGCTTCGATGAGAGCATCGGTGCCACGTGATGATTTAGAAATCTTGAAAGAGGCAAAGATGCCTTCTTCTGTCTCAGTAAAGAATTGAGCGCGGCCGATCGGCTGCTTTGGATCATGCTCCAAAAGGAGCTTCACTTTGCTTGAATCAGCTATGTTAATCGCTCCGCGCTCAAAGACAACTGCCCCTGCGGAGGTGTTTCCCACCTCGCCATTAAAGGGGACGATCTTGCCAGAGATAGTACGCGCTGCGCTATCTGCTGTGAGTTCTGCTGAGAATGTAAGCATCTCGCTCATATCATTCCTTCACTTCCGTTAGGTGTTAGGTCGGTCATCTCCATCGCTTGCTCCTGGGTGATTAACTGAAGATCAAGCATCTCGCGAATGATTGATAGTTCCACGAGAGGATCTGTACGGAGATAATTCTTATCGATGTCGAATTTTACAATATTGCCACGAGCTGTAATGTCGTCCATTGATAGACGATCCTCGATGGCTGAGACGAAAGGTTGCAAAGACAGGGTGAGGAATTGCTTGCGCTCATCTTGAACGTTGGCGTAAGTCATTGTGGTGTTCTGATCAGCTGAGACGTAATAAGGTGGGACGTTGCAGAGACGAGCGATCTCAGTTGCTAGATTCTGGATCGCCTCGTTGTACATCATGTCTTTAGGTGAGAATCCGACTGCCTCGTATTGGAGAGTTGAAGTCAGGTAAGCCGTTGAGCGATTCTGACGAGCAGACTTCCATGCTGAAAGTAATCCTTGCACTTCAGCAGGTGGCAAGTCAGCGCCAGAGTTGCGAATATAACCAGTAGCCATTGGAGTGCCTGCGGCTACAGCTGCGGCCTTCTGGATATCAAGTGCAGCGCGGATTGTAGATACGCCTGTGTTAAGAATGCCATCGCTGAGTGATTGGAATGTAATAAGAGATCCAAGGCCGTCCATTGGGACTGTTGTTCCATCGATGGCGTAAGACTTTACGAATACATTGTCGCGATCAAGTGTTGCAGTAACGCGACTGTTAGCAATCCACTCAAAGCGAGATGGGCGACCATCCTCCTGGTAAGTCTCAACAACTTGCCAGAATGCTTGGCCGTAAAATAGAAGTGAGTCAACTGTGTAGGCGATAGTCACCGAGCGCGGTTGATGATACGAAGGTTGATCAAGCCAGAGTGGCTTGCCTAATTCTTCGCCTGTTGATTTTTTGTAAAGTTCAAGAGGGATTGTGCCGATCGTTCCAGCGAGCAGATTTCGGCATCGTGCTAGAGCTGGGACTCCCATTGCCTCGGTGCGTCCGACGTAGGCAAATTGAAAAGGCATTGCATAAGGTGAATACTCACCGAGAACCTGCGGAGCGGCTTGCGCTTCGATGTTGGCTTTTGGTGCTGCACCTGTGAGGCGCGAAAGGATACCCATAGAGGGCAATTATACACTACTCCGTGTAAATCGCTGCGATCTGTTGAGGTTTTAATAACATCGATACAACCATCGCTAGACCAATAGGCGCTGAGATATCGCCAGCGCTTTTACGCTTTACGATTCGCCATGCTGAATCATTCACCTTAGCCGCGCAGTTGTTCATCTGTTGAATCAATTCTTTTTGGCCATTGTGAACCACTCGATGATTGACTAGGCCATCAAGTAAGTCTGAACACGCCTGATAGAACTGCTGTCCAGATACGTCTTGAGTTATCTGCCCTGCATTAGCCAGTCTTTCAGCGATTGATTGCGTCGCGTACTTGTCGTAGCAGATCATCTTGGGACGATACTGATCAGCCCATCCCTTGATATCAGCTGCGATCTTGAGATCATCTACCGAGACTTGGCTTTCCCACGTCTGGAGGATTCCCACACCGATCCGTCCATCACCCATAATTTGACCAGCAACGAGGCTCGCATTGCGGCGAGACGGAGATACGTCAAACCCAAAAACCGTATAGCCGCCGATCGGGATCTGGAGCGTGGCATCGGAGGTCTCCTCAAGTACCCCATGAGGCCATGGACTTTGGAGAGAATCAATCCATTGGCATAGAAGTTCAGTTCTAGTGTCTTCAATCTTGTTAGTTGCCACAGCTTCTTCAAGTGATTCCTCCGTTATTGTGTAGCCGAGTGCTGGATTGGCCAGCGCCCATGCATTGCGGTCTGTGATCTTGCAGTATTGCGGTGCTGAGTATTCGTAGAGTGCAAAAGACTTTGGTGGGTTAGATAGCGCTCTTTCACGCAGGTTATTTAGGGTTTCACTAAAGGCATCGCCAGCATTGCTGGTCAGAAAGGTCTGAGAGTTAGCACGGGCACGAGTTGTAGGGATCGCAGCTGTGTAACCCTCTTTACTAATCTCTCGAATCTCATCGATCCAGAGAAAGTCAGCTGTGCGACCACGAGATGAGTCACGAGTATCAGATACCAGGTCGAGTGTTGCTCCGTTAAGGAGTTCGATGCGCTCGCCGCCGTTGGCATAGCGAATAGCCTTAGTGCCAGCCTTTAGGTGCGGTGCATTCTCAATGATCCAGGCTATTTCACGGAAAGTCATGAGAGCTGTGGCTCTATTAGAAGACATGATCAGATGCTTAGTCTCACCACCATAGAACAGCCCCCATATGACTCGCATACGCCCTAGATGGGACTTGCCATTCTGTCGAGCCACTAGAAGCAGGGATGTCTTGCGAATGTAATTACCTTTAGCGTCAATACGCATCATGTCGTCAAGAACCCACTTCTGCCACGGCAGTAGAGGCATCTCTAGATCATCTGCCATCTTGGCGATCTCATCTGCACGTGTTGCACCTTTGAGAAGTGGACTGTGAAGCCTTGCTTTGATTGCCCCTCGTAGCGGTTTTTTACGAGCCGCCATTAGGCGGGACTATCTGTGACTGGTCGGGCGGTAAAAGGACTGTCTGGCTGAACTTCGGACTTCATCGGGGATAAATTGTCGATAAAGACAGGGGGGGTGAAAGATGTACCTAGAAAAGCCGCTTGTGAGCGCGACCCCTTGCGTCCGTTGCACCTCTTACAGCATGCCACCAGGTTCTCTAACTCATGGCCTCCACCTTTAGCACGTGGAATTATGTGGTCAACCTCTGTTGCTGGCTCATGGCAA